AAGGAGATTACTATGCTTAGTAGCTACATACATGGTGTTCGTAGCATTGAAATAAATCAGTCTGTTAGAGAGCCTGAAGATTCAGGGACTATTGCACTTGTTATCCACATTGACGGCATGGATAAGCCTCTTGAGTATACCCTTTGGTTCAGCGGAAAGTCTAAGGATACATTGATTGAGTACCATCTTCCAGAGACTACTGGAGCCATTACAGTAAGGAAAGAAAACCTGATGAGGATTACCTGTGAGGGTGATGATGACTAGAGAAGAGTTCTTTAAATGGCTGAACAATTGCCCCACTCATAAATTTGAAATAGTCTATGATGACTACAACGGCGTGTATGTGAACTTTACTATTGCCGATGAGGATGGCGAGGATGAGGGTGATGATGACTAATCAAAAATCAATCGTAGAAGCTATGGGCATTCCCCCTGGAGGAAACTTCAGGGGGGATTGCCCTTTTTGTTTGCACAAAAACTCCTTCAGTGTGAGCCGTCAGGATGGCCGTCTGAAGTGGTATTGTTTTTTTGCCGACTGCACTGCCAAGGGCGACATGGTTTACGAGCCATCCGCCCAAGAAATTTTTTCGCAAGCCCATTCGGGCTATCGACATGCTAGTGGTAGACGTGCTAGTGGTTCCCGTGTTAGTGGTTATAAAGTTCCTAGTTCCTTTATAAACATCAGGGAAAGCCAGAAATGCATGGACTTCGTTCTAAGGAACAATTGCTATGATGCATACAAATTGGATTTATGTGACATAATGTACGATAAAGTGCTTGACAGATGCGTTTTTATAGTTAATAATGGGCCTCATATAAAAGGGGCAGTGGGCAGAGCATTGGGAAATTTCAAGCCGAAATGGTATATGTATGGCAGTAGCCCACACCCTTTTATATGCGGCGAAGATACACAAGGAATCCTTGTGGAAGATTGTCCAAGCGCCTGTGTGATTGGCGCAGCAGGATTTTCAGGAGTAGCCTTGCTGGGTACATCAGTTAAGCCAGCTTATATGGAGTTTCTCTTAAGCGTTTATAAGAGTTTGGTTGTTGCGCTTGACAGGGATGCAACCAACAAGGCACTTGACATAGCCAAGGAATTGAGCTATTATATACCTATTACAGTGAAGATTCTGGAAAAGGATTTGAAACATTACACCGTTGAGGAAGCAAAGGAGTTTCTAAAATGACTTATGATGAATACACACAAATTAGGGTTGATTCGTTACTTGAAAAATATTTTGAGGGTGAGCTTAGAATGTCAGAGGTTAAGGTGAAGCTTACATCATTAAACCTTCCTCCTTCAGATGTGGAGGATTTAGTCAACAGTACCCGCGATGCTAAACGGGACATAATGAGAGGATTATAGTACGATGGCAAAAAAGATTGATATTGTTAAACGTCAGGGCGATGATAAGTTCGCTGCATGGGTGCAGATGCCTATCTCCCGTCTGGACAATTGGACCCAAAGGCAGGTGGATTTGGAGAAGAAAAAGTTCTGGTTCCAAAACCATATGAAATGGGTTATAGTCGCTGTAGCCGATACCAAGAAAGAAGTCTTGGCTAAGGCACAGAATGTTGTGGATACCAAACTTACGGCAGGATAATCATGTTTGAACAACAGCTAATGAAATTGTTGCTTAACAAGAAATTTTACGACAAGAATAAGGCTCACTTAAGCAGGTCTTTATTCGCCAATGGTACGGGCGCATTTCTGGATACAGTCCAGAAGGCGCATGATGAGTATGACTCCGACCTTTCTATGGATGAGTTGAAGGCTTTGCATATGGAGAAGTATAATCCAGCATTGTCAGAAACAGCCAAGGAGAGCTTTGAGTTATTGTGTAATAAAATATCTGGATCACCAGAACCAAATGGCAGCATTGCAGAGGATATCATAAAGTCCTTATATATTAAGGACATGGGGCATAGGCTTGCACTGCTTGCAACGGAAGCTTGGAACTCTTCAGATAACAATAAACTTGTGGAAGCCAAGCGGTTGCTGGAACAGATGGATGAAAAAGCAATATCCTCTGAGAGCTATGAGTTTGTAACAGATGACATTTATGAATTGTTTGCAGAGATTAATACAACTGCTAAGTGGCAATTCAATCTGGAAACCTTGGGCCGTAGAGTTAGTGGTATTGGGCCAGGAACCTTGACTATTATCTTTGGTAGGCCAGAGGTAGGTAAGACTGCCTTCTGGGTTAACATGGTAGCTGGGCCTAATGGGTTTCTAGGTCAGGGTGCCAATGTGCATTGTGTATGCAATGAAGAGCCTGGATGTCGGCCCAAAGCTAGGATGATGATGGCTTGGTCTGATATTGGTAACAACAGTGTCCTGACTAATCACCGGGATACTGAAGATACAATCAAGGACAAGACTGAACTGCTGGGTGAGATGAGAGATTTGTGGCAACCCATCATGCATAATCTAGTCATGCCGGATCATGTGGTTGACTGGGACATGAACTCTTTGGATGCTTACATAGCAGAACAGAAGCCTGACATTGTAGTTGTCGATCAGTTGGATAAGATGGGCATACAAGGAACCTTTGCCAGGACTGACGAAAAGTTACGGGCCATCTATACGGGGGCAAGAGAGATTGCCAAACGTAGAAACTGTGCTATAGTAGCAGTCTCTCAAGCCAGCGCGGAAGCTGACGGCAGATATGAAGTGACCTTTAGTATGATGGAAAATTCTCGTACAGGTAAGGCAGCGGAAGCTGATCTTATTATTGGTGTAGGTAAATCAGATGCTGTTGATTCTGAAGATCATAGTAGGGGTATCTGCATCAGTAAGAATAAAATTACTGGATGGCATGGAACAATTGGGGTTATATTAGACCCACAAACATCAAGGTACACGATATGATTACGATTATAGATTTGGAAACGTCAACCAAACCTAACAAAAATGGTAAGCTTGATCCTTCGCCATACATGGAGGAGAACTTTATCCTGGGAATAGGTTGGGGAGATGACAAGGGTACATGCCACTACATCCATGTACCCCATGAGAATACTTCTGCGAGTTGGATGGCTAAGAAGATATCAGTCCAGAAACTTCTGGATGGTACTAATCTATTGGTTGGTCATAACCTGAAGTTTGATCTGTCATGGTTGGACAGGGAAGGCTTTAAGTATTCCGGTAGGGTGTATGATACGATGATTGGGGAATATGTTCTGGCTAGAGGTGAGAGGAAGTCTCTGTCTCTGGAGGAAACCTGTAAGCGGAGGAAGTTGTCACTCAAGGCATCTGATTCTCTACAGGAGTATCTGAAAGATGGCGCGGGATATGAGAATATTCCAAAGGAAGTCCTTAGGGAATACTGCCTTCAGGATATTAAATCCACCGTGGAATTATTCCATGCCCAGATCAAGGACTTAAAGCATCAGGATAATAAGGGCCTCATGAAGACTATTAAGATGTCGAATGAGTTTCTTCTGGTGCTTACGGACATGGAGAATAGCGGTATTGCTATTGATATGGATGCTCTGTCTACTGTTGAGCATGAATATAAAAAGGAATACCGTGAACTTGAGGAATCCATTTCGGATAACATCAGGGATAAGATGGGAGATGCTAAGGTAAATCTCTCTAGCCCAGAACAATTGTCTCAACTTATATTCTCAAGAAGAGTTACAGACAAAAGGAAGTGGGCCTCTGCATTCAACATTGGAATGGATAAGTCCACAGGAAAACCTTTGCGTAGGCACAGGTTGTCACAGAAAGAATTTGTGTCAGCTATTCAGAAATACACAGAGCCTGTATTCAAGGCTACTGCTGTATCCTGTGTGGATTGTTCTGGGGAAGGGTATATCCAAAAGTTCAAGGTCAATGGTGCGCCATATAAGAATCTGACCAGATGTATACCCTGCAAGGGGGAAGGAACTGTCCTTTGTAGTACAGGTAAGCAAGGAGGTTTCGGGCAGCTAAAGTCTTTTTTGGCACGTAATAAATACAGTGTGCAGATGGTATCTGACGGGGGCTTCAAGACTGACAAGCAAACCCTCATTGATCTGGGAAGGTCTGATGGAAAGATCAAGGACTTTGCCAACAAGCTGACTAGGTATGGTGCCGTGGATACCTATTTGAATACCTTTGTGAATGGGATAAAGATGAATGTAGCACTTGGAGATACCCTGGATACAGTGTTTTCCAAGAATACTGATGCATTCCTCCATCCATCTTTCAGGCAGTGTGTTACTGCAACAGGTAGGCTTTCAAGTAGGAACCCTAACTTTCAGAATCAACCAAGAGTTAATACTTTTCCTATTCGCAAGGTTGTTATATCCAGATACCCTGGAGGGATGATCATTGATACAGACTTCTCTCAATTGGAATTTAGGGCTGCTGTATTTCTTGCCCAAGATGAACAGGGAATGCAGGATGTTAAGGATGGCATTGATGTCCATCAGTTTACTGCTGATGTCATTGGGGTATCCCGTCAGGATGCCAAGGCGCACACCTTCAAGCCTCTGTATGGGGGCACGTCTGGTACTGAAGATGAGAGAAGGTACTACCAAACCTTTTTGAAAAAGTACAAGGACATCTCAACGATGCATGATGCTTGGTTAGTGGATGTCTTGCGGAAGGGAACTCTGGTATTACCAACGGGACGGGAGTATTCCTTCAGGAATGTGACCAGATATCCTAGTGGTGGAGTATCGGGTGGAACTAAGATTAAGAACTACCCTGTCCAGGGTTTTGCTACAGCAGACATCGTGCCAGTGGCCTGTATATATGTGTGGAGGGAGATGAAGAAGAGGGGACTGACTAAATCTAAGATGATCAATACGGTTCATGACTCAATTGTTTCTGATGCTCATCCAGATGAGTTGAAGGAAATGCTTGACATTCACAGTAATATAGGCTATGCTACAAAGGAGTTGATGAGGGAAATGTATGACATTGACTTTAATCTCGACCTTGATGTTGAGACTAAGTTTGGCGAAAATTGGTTGGACATGAAATGGGACGCGAATGATGTCTAAAGAAGAAAGGTCTAAGAAGGCGTGGAAGTACAATAAAAAGAAGACCCCACCGTGGAAACAGAAGCGGGGGGATAATCCGTTGAGGGATAATGAGTTCAGATTAAGAGTTGTCCCCCACAAGCATAAGGACAGGAGGGTTAACAAACAGGAAGTTAAACAGTTGCTATACAACCATGAAGATGAGGAGTAATTTATCTATGCTATTTCTAAAGGAACTGTTACAGAAACTTAAGGCATGGCTAACTGAGAGCCATGAACCAAAGTATCTGTCGGGTAAAAATAGATCAGTTAAACATGAGCGGGATCGGCAGAGATACCTATCCAGCAAAAATAAAAAGGAAAGTAATGAAAATAACACTTGACTTTTCTCAAAAGATCGTTTATAGTTCACACAATCAAACCAGATATGGAGGTTATTCCAAATGAACACAGACTTATCTACACTGGCTACCAAGGACGTTTCTGTTAAGAATCCTCTTTCAGTAGAAGAGTTGATGGCTATATCAGGACAGGAGAGTAAGAGAAGCTTTCTCCCCCGTCTATCCATCAACCGTCAATCGGAGGATGAGGAAGGTAATGCACTGCCTATGGGTAGCTTTGCTTTCTACCATGATGAATCCGGCAGTACTGTTTATGCCAAGGAGGTGTCATTCAGACCGTTCCTGAATAGGTATCAGTACATGGCGTATGATCCTGAAGAGAGGAAATATACGTCACGTTCCATAGTGTTCCAGAATTGGGATCAAGATGCTATTGATTCTACAGGGACACTTCGTTGCGGTAAGGTTCCTGCAAAGAACCATGATACCCTCTCTGCTAAAGATGCAGCTAAACAGAGGGACATCAAGTGTTACCGCATGATGTATGGAGTAGTCTCAGCAACTGCGGAAATCCCTTCCACTGGAGACAGTGTAGAAGTGGTTAATTACCCTGTATTGTGGAGGGCTACAGGTACAAGCTGGGGGATAATCGGGGATGCTCAAAAGCTGATAACGCAAAGAAAGCAGCCTCTTATGAACTACCCCTGGACACTCACTACAGAACGGGCAAAGGCAGGTGGAAATATTTTCTATAAGCCTGTCATCAAAGTTGACTTTAGTGAGGTAGTTGCTCTTACGGATGCTGATTACGAAACACTGGTTGTGTTTGGTGAGATGCTGAAGGAGGAGAATGGACTCATCGAAGAGGAGCATGTAGATGCCAAACGGAAGCTGCATAATTCAAACGATGACGCTCTTGAGGCGATGATTGACGATGTAGAGGATGACACCATTAGTGATCTGATTAACTAATGCATCCCATTCTCTACAAAGTTGTTAGGTTTTTGTCTGAAGCAAACCTCAATAAAGTTGAAATAAGTGATCAGCTTATTGAGGATTTTGGGGAAGCC